ATTCACCGTTATGGTACCGGCGCAATGGTGTTGTGCTGGCACTGCGACAACCAGCTGCGTGACCAGACATCCGAATCACTCGAGCAACTTGCTCATCAAAACCTGTCAGCATGGATGATTGACGTCATCGGTCACGCAATAAGCGGTACGCAGGAGCGTGAATTATCTCTGGCTGAATTATCCTGGTGGGCGGTCCGCAATCAGGTGGCGGACGCGCTACCGGAAGCGGTATTACGTCGTTCGCTGGGGTTGCGTGCGGAAAAAATCCGCTCCATGTACCGTGAAAGCGACATCGTACCGGGAGAGCAGACCGCCACCAGCATACTGAAACAGCGCACAAAAAATCTTGCGCCGCTGCCTCACGCCCACCAGCAACAGAACCCACCACAGGAAAAGATGGTGGTCAGCATTGCCGTTGATCCTGAGTCTCCGGAATCTTTCATGAAACGACCTAAACGTCGCCGCTGGGTTAACGAGAAATACACTCGCTGGGTGAAGACACAGCCGTGTGCGTGTTGTGGTAAGCCAGCCGACGATCCCCATCACCTGATTGGTCATGGTCAGGGCGGAATGGGGACAAAATCTCACGATATTTTCACGCTACCGCTGTGTCGGGAGCATCACAACGAGTTTCATGCGGATCCGCTGGCGTTCGAAGAAAAGCATGGTTCTCAGGTTGATTTAATTTTTCGTTTTCTTGATCACGCCTTTGCAACTGGCGTGCTTGGGTAAAAGAGGTGACTGATGCTCATAGATTTGGTTTTACCTTACCCGCCGACGGTGAATACCTACTGGCGACGTCATGGCAATACGTATTTCATCTCGGAAGCCGGAAAGCGTTATCGCCGTGATGTGGCGCTAATTGTTCGCCAGCAGCGGCTGAAATTAAACCTGTCCGGAAGACTGGCAATAAAAATTACTGCAGAGCCACCGGATAAGCGCCGCCGCGACCTGGACAATATCCTGAAGGCACCACTGGATGCGCTGACGCATGCCGGACTACTTATAGACGACGAGCAGTTTGATGAAATCAATATTGTGCGCGGTCAGCTCGTTCCTGGTGGGCGGCTGGGGATAAAAATCACAGAACTGGAGTGCGCATGAATAACCAGTATTTACAGTTTGTGCGTGAGCAGCTCATTATCGCCACCGCTGATTTGAGTGGGGCAACAAAAGGTCAGCTTGAAGCCTGGCAGGAGAATGCCATGTTCGATACAGGGCGTTACAGGCGTAAAAAAATCCGGTACCGAGATGAAGTGACCGGAAAAATGATTACGCGGGATAATCCACCAATCCCGGGAAAGCAATCGCTGGCGAAGGGGACGTCAATTCCTCTGGTCAGTCCGGTTGAGTTTTCGACATCATCGTGGCGGCGGGCGGTTCTGTCTCTTGAAGAACATCATAAAGCCTGGTTGTTGTGGTGTTACAGCGGGAGTATTTGTTGGGAATATCAGATCGCGATAACACAGTGGGCGTGGAATGAATTTAATACTCAATCCGGTACCAGAAAAATTGCAGGGAAAACGCAGGAACGCCTGAAAAAATTAATCTGGCTGGCGGCGCAGGAAGTAAAAGCAGAACTTTTTGGTGGGGAAGGTTATGAATACCAGGAACTGGCATTACTGGCGGGAGGGACAACTAAAAACTGGTCCAAAACATTTACTCGTCACTGGGTTGCAATGAAACACATTTTTCACCGACTGGATAGTGAGGCTTTATTGTTTGTAATGAGAACACGTTCAAAACAAAAGGCGGCATTTTCAAAGCAAAGTGTTGCAAAAGCAGATTGAAAGGCATATATTTCATGCAAATCTGATATTTTGCCGATTTTGTACGTGATGGCAAAAGCAAACAAAACCCGCCCACAAGCGGGTTTTTTTGTGCCACTTATCTCGGATAGACATGGTGAATGCGCTGGTGGAGGAAGTAAGGGTAATTTTTAACCAGGTAATTCTTGAATGCTTGCAACATTGATTTCGTAACGTTATTATCCTGCGCTCGGCCCTTTAGCTCAGTGGTGAGAGCGAGCGACTCATAATCGCCAGGTCGCTGGTTCAAATCCAGCAAGGGCCACCAACCGCCACTGGCTCATCAGGAAAGAGCGTCAACCCTTTAAGTTGAGTGTGCGAGGTTCGAGTCCCCGGTGGCGGTCCAGTGCCGACTTAGCTCAGTAGGTAGAGCAACTGACTTGTAATCAGTAGGTCACCAGTTCGATTCCGGTAGTCGGCACCATATGCGGGCATCGTATAATGGCTATTACCTCAGCCTTCCAAGCTGATGATGCGGGTTCGATTCCCGCTGCCCGCTCCAGTCAGAGTCTTTCAGTCTGCGATGATGGGAAATCCCGGAGTGACTGAAAGACGTTTAAGTTATGAATGATCGCCTTTTTTTGCAAAATTGCTGTGCAGAAATACTAACCTTCGGGCAGGCGATCATTCATAAGCACTCTGCTTTTATTCCGATTAACTGTGGGTGGTTTGTTGGATAGAGTGCTTTCCTTACTGTATATATTGTTTCGCCCGCTTTTGCGGGCTTTTCTTTTCAAATCCCTTTCATTTCTCAGTGTAAAACTACGCCATCCGTTATTTGCGGAGGTGAGGCTATGAAATCCATGGACAAAATTTCAACGGGCATTGCCTATGGCACCTCCGCAGGCAGTGCTGGCTACTGGTTTTTACAGTGGCTTGATCAGGTCAGTCCGTCACAGTGGGCTGCGATTGGTGTACTGGGGAGTCTGGTTCTGGGCTTCCTGACTTATCTGACAAATCTGTACTTCAAAATCAGAGAAGACAAGCGTAAGGCTGCACGGGGAGAGTAATTCAATGACTCAAAACTATGAACTGATTGTGAAAGGGATCCGCAATTTTGAGAATAAAGTTACGGTAACTTTAGCGTTACGGGACAAAAAACGCTTTGACGGTGAAATTTTTGACCTGGACATCTCGCTGGACCGTGTTGAAGGTGCAGCACTGGAGTTTTATGAGGCAGCAGCCAGAAGGAGCATCAGACAGGTCTTCCTGGATGTTGCTGCCGGGTTATGTGAAGGGGACGAGCTGTTGCCAGAAACGCGCCCCTGTTCAGAGGCGCGGTATACCATAAAAATTAACAGTTCTGATAACTCGATTACGGGTTGTTAGCTTTTTGCAGTTGGCTTTCCAGTATCTTTCATTGGTAGCATCCTGATAAATATCCATGAGCGCAAAAATCAAATACGGCCTGTCAGCTGCTGTTCTGGCGCTGATTGCTGCAGGCGCGTCTGCTCCTCAAATACTTGACCAGTTTCTGGATGAAAAAGAGGGTAACCACACTACGGCATACCGCGATGGTTCCGGTATATGGACCATCTGTCGTGGTGCCACAATGGTGGATGGTAAGCCCGTCATACCGGGAATGAAGCTGTCGAAGGAAGAATGCGACCAGGTTAACGCTATTGAACGTGATAAGGCGCTGGCATGGGTGGAGCGCAATATTAAAGTAACACTGACCGAACCACAGAAAGCGGGTATAGCGTCATTTTGTCCCTATAACATTGGCCCCGGTAAGTGTTTCCCGTCGACGTTTTATAAGCGGCTGAATGCCGGTGATCGTAAGGGTGCATGCGAGGCGATTCGCTGGTGGATAAAAGATGGTGGGCGCGATTGCCGCATACGTTCAAATAACTGCTATGGACAGGTTATTCGCCGTGACCAGGAAGCGGCACTGGTGTGCTGGGGTATCGACAGCTAGCAGAATATTTTGCTGAAAAATGGCGTGTGCTCCCGCGAGCGGATAACACGAAATCCTGCAAACTGGCAAAAGGTAAGTGAATAAAAGTAAAACCCCGGCTGGGGGAACAGTCCGGGGTTGCATTTTGACAAATCAGACATGGATATAATTCATGCAGGTAAAGGATAACAATAAAACCTTTCTGAGTATAGGGTGCAGTATGACACCTAAAGCAGCAAATATTGCCGGAATTATTCTTGCATTATCGGCAATGATCGGGGCAATTGGTTTTGCGGTTGCAGCGATAGCATATGTTTGTAGATAAGACAGAAAATACGGCGAATCTCTGCCTTATCCGGGCGGTGGCTTTTGCCATTAAGTGGGTGGCGGTTGGCATCGCCGTGTCTCCGATGCTGTATGGGCTGGCAAAATTGATTGTTGCTCTGAAATCGTGAGTGGTGATGGGTGTCATGAGGGACATGGCAACTGATGATAAAAGCAGAAACAACTTCGCAGGGTGCTGACGATGCCGCAAAAATCATCGCGGTATGCCGGGGCATCAGACATATACTGACGCCAGTTGCATGGATTATTTGTACTGCACTGGTTGCATACACAACAATTTATTTAAACAGATGAGTGCTGATTTTATTCGGGCAACGGCCTTTGCAATTCGCCTTGTGGCGGTCGCTGTTCTGGTCTGGGCAATCCGTTGGTGGTGATATGAACCGTGTTCTGTATGTAGTGATTGCTATGCTGCTGGTGGCCTGTGTTGTGCTTAGTCTGGGGCTGAATCATTACCGTGATAACGCCATCGCCTACAAAGAACAGCGTGATAAAAAAGTCAGTGAGCTGAAGCAGGCGACCGCCACCATCGCTGACATGCAGCAGCGTCAGCGTGATGTTGCTGCGATCGATGCAAAATACACGAAGGAGTTAGCCGATGCGAAAACTGAAAATGAAACTCTGCGCGCTGATGTTGCCGCTGGTCGTAAGCGCCTGCGGGTCAATGCCAGTTGCTCCGCAGCCGTGCGTGAAGCCACCGGACCCACCAGCATGGATAATGCAACCAGCCCCCGACTGGCAGACACCGCTGAACGGGATTATTTCACCCTCAGAGAACGGTTGATGACGATGCAGAAGCAACTGGAAGGGGCGCAGGAATATATCCGCACCCAGCGCATTAAGTAGCTGGAGAAAAAACACGAATCTGTGGTTTTTACTGAGCGCGGTGTACACGGTGGAACATATGGCGGGAAGTTTGTTGCTTATGATTATGCAGCATGGCTAAACCCCGGATTAAAATATGCAGCCTATAAAGTCCTGGATGATTACTTCACCGGAGAACTTCAGCATCGCAACAGCTTAAGTGCGCAGCTCAATATGAAGTGTCATGAGTTTGATCAGAAAAAAGATATGGCGAGCTTCTGTGGACAAGGGCTGGCGGCATGGCGCTATACGAAGCCAGTGTTGGTCGCTGAGATTAACTCCCTGGCTAACCAGCTGCAGATAACGATCCCCGGGCTGTCCGGTATTTGCCGGTATGAAATTACCGGAAGGCGCGGTCGTTACTGAGTAACAGCAGGCATTACAGCAGCCCTTCACTGAGGGGCTGCGATAATGTGAGGAATAAAAAACCGGCAGGGGAAATCCATTGAAGATTTGCCGGTGGCAAAAGATGGCCATGCTTTTAACCTTAGTAGCAGAGTTACGGAGTTCAACAACGACCGTCGCCGTTATCTTGCTGAAAGGCGTTTCAATGATTTTCATCAATTTATTCATCAGCAATGGTGATAATCACTCTCATTTTGGCGGGTCCTTCCGGTGGGGGGGCCTGCCACGGGGCGGGAGCGTCGCGGAAAAAGGCTAGTTTTTGAAATTTCATTCGTCATCACCACTACTGTAATGTATTGATATTACAGTGATTTTATTTTTGTGGTGTCGATTTTGATTGTTTTTTGTTCATCACTAACACCGTTTGCCTAAAGTTGTTCGCAAGATGCATGTTTAAAACATTCTGGAGCGGGTATGGATCGAGAGTTAAAAAATCTGACGCTGAATATCAGTCAACTGGCGGCACTGTCAGGTGTACATCGCCAGACTGCTGCGGCAAGGCTGCAAAATCTACCCGTTGCAGGGGGGCATGAAAGCAACCTCAAGCTTTATCGGGTGGTTGATATTGTGTCGGCATTTCTGGCATTACCACCGCCGGTTGCAGAAGGCGAAATGGACGCGCATGAGCGCAAAGCCTGGTATCAGTCTGAACGTGAGCGTCTTAAGTTCGAACAGGAAACGGCACAACT